ACACACCGGATCGCCCATTCTCGTGACCGCTTGACGAGGCAACCTGTACATTGACCACACGGCAGATCCAGGGGACGGTCGCCATATCCTTCTTTCGAGGAGAAGACGACCGTTCCCCCAGACCCCCTATACGCTTTCAGAGGCGTAAAACAGACCAAACGTGGACACCCGTTAGCAGCACCGTTTGATCAATGTTAAAACCGCCAACCGCCGCGCATAGGTCGAGCACGAAGGTTCAACTCCTTCGACCCGGAAGATCGCCGAAACGCCGACTTACTTCGGCTTTTGGACATTGACGCTCGATACGCCATCGTACTTCGCTCCTTCAATTTGACCAGAATACCAAGCTACCAGCTTACGAGTCTCGAGGATAGCAGCTTCCTGCCGCTTAAGCTTCGCATTCAAATGCCGAAGATGATCCTCGAGAAACATCACCTCTTGCTGCGCCACTGAAACCTCCAAGGACTGCCACCATCGGTGTCAGTCCACACACTCTTATCAAGTATAGAGTGTGTGTCAAGCCGGAGTCGGCGCCGGCTCAGGAGCCTCCTTCTTCGGCTCCACCAGCTTCAAACGCTCAGCCACCTTACGCTTCTCCGGATCGTTTGAGTAAACCAGATCCAGCAACTTTGCCGGATCGTGGTCGCAGTATACCTGAACCTCAATCGGAAGCGCAAGGAAAATCTCCTGAGCATTCCTAACCGCATTCATTGTCTCTTGAAAATCCAGACCGGACGTAAAGTCCCCATACCGAGGCGTAGCCTCGTTGAATGCCGGAATCACGCCCTGCGAAAGATACTTCCGCATAATCGCGTTAACGTCCGACTCCTCCGAGAACGACTGCTTAGTCATCGACGGACCTTCAGTCTGAATTCCAACACGCTTACGTCGCGCAAACTGCGAACACATAGAACCAGGCATAACGCCTCGTTCACCCACAGGACGAAAACTATCGTCCACCAGAACGTCACTTAGCTTAATCATAAATCACCTCTTATCCGGGTCAGCCTTCCTACCCAGGAAAGCATCCACACCCTTATCAATATTATCAAAAAGCCATTCCCGAGCACGCTTACCGGAATTGATCGCCTGAGGAAACTCATCGAGATTATGAAACAAACCCGGCAACTCCTGCCGGACTTTCTCGTACAAAGACGACCACGCATGGGAACGATTCAACTCGTTACCCTTCAACATATTATCAATCTCGACACCTCGAGCCTCAGCCAAAGACTTCGCAGTATTAGCCTTGAAGTTCTCTGTAGAATTCAGAATATTCTTCTCCTGAGCCTTCATGTTATGAATATTCTGCGCCTTGGCCTCCTTGTCCAAATTCCAATCGCGCATATTCTGCGCGATCTGAGCACCTTCACGCGCCGAACTCATCACATCCGGACCATGAACACCACTCATAGAACTCTGCGGCACCGAAACACCACCCGAAGACCCTTGCTGATACGCAAGAATCGGATTCAATCCGGCCGCCTTCATATCACCCATGGTCCACTGATAACGCGATTTCATCGCGTTCTTCTGCCGCTGATACGCCTTATTACTTTGCGACCGGTTATAATACCCCGTCGCTAAATTCGCGCCCACGCCAGAAGAAGAAGCGCCCATAGCACCAGTCAGAGCGCCAATCCACGCCATATTGTTCCCTTCGCCCGCGGACGACATTTAGAAATGATCGATCATGCCCGGAACACCGTAAACCGGCATCGGCCGAGCACACTTCAGATTGAAATACGCGTCGAACAAAAACGGCGGCTGAGTCGCGCTCTCGACAGCAATAATCCGATCAATCGGAGGGTTCTCCACAATAAAACTCGCATTCAAAGCAGGCAGCGCAATAAAATCCTGAGCCAAATGCCAAGTATCCAACGACTGCGCAGAAGCCGAACGCATCGCTCCCGTAACCTTTGACGGCTTATATCGGTACTCCGCGTAACGCTCCTGATATCCGAACGTCGCAGCATCGACGGTCGGATTCGCGGTACCCTGCGCATAAATCTCCTTATTCAGCACCGCCTGCTCTCCAAGATGCGCCAGCGAAGGCCAGAAGAAATCGAACCGAGTCGACCGCGTGAACATGCGGTCGATCCCTTGCTGATAATTCAAATCTGCACGAGCAGACACAAGACCAAGAATAACGCCATGTTCAACGAAAGACTTAGTCCAAGAACAACCGTGACCGCCGGACGTTCCATATGCTCCAAGATCGCCCACAAAGATTTCAGGAACAGAATAGGTATTAGTCGAAGCCACCGGGTTGACATTCATCCTCCCAGATCCGCCACCAAGATACTCCGGACGCTGAAGACGCTGGTCCGGAGAAATCACACCGAAATGAGACCGAAGAATCTCGGTGTACCGAGTACCACCTCGAGCATCCCGCTCGAACATACGCTGAATCTGGAACGCTTCGCGGATCTGATTAATCGTCGCAGCTGTCGCAGCAGAAAGATCAGCATAAATATTCGGTAGCGTATCACCTGCGCCAGTACCAGCAACAGCAATCGAAGCAGCATTCACCCAGTTCGGAAAGCTCGCCGCGTCCGCGGGCGGATCACCCATCGAATCTTTCCGACCAGTCATATTAGACGGGAACGTCACCGCAGAATCGACCGCCAGACCTCGCACCGGCGCTCGTGTTCCCAGGGGCAGAGACACAGCCGTTCCCTTCTGAGGGAAAGGCAAAGCGCTAGTAAAGTAATCATGACGCTTGCCACGACGCTGCAGAGGATAATTCGCAATGACATCCGAAGTCACCGCCGTTGTGAAATACGCCGAATTCTGCAGGTTTTCATCCCGATACCACTGGTTAAAGATCAAGTTATAAGCGCGATGAAAAAGAGAATGGTGCACGAGTCCCGGAATCCCTACTGGGAGACCGAAGTAGTCCGACAGCGAATTCTCCAAGTACCCAGTACCAGCTGTGGAAGTCATCGTAGGCAGCACCTGATTAGTCGCATCACCAGGATTAGTCTGCTCACCATTCATCTTCTGCCAATTCTCATACAGAAGCCTATTCGGCACGAACCAGAAATGGAAATCTAGGTAGATATTCTCCATCACCGGATGGAGAAGAGTAGTAAGCCGCGAGAAATACGACATCTTACAAGAGAACGTATCGCCCGGAAGCGCTTCATCCACGAAGATCGGAATGAGATAACCCGGAGCAAAAGTCGTTTTGATACCGCACGACCTATCGAAGCTCGAACGCGGAATATTCACGCTCGGGATCGTCGCGAAAGAATGTTGACCAGCCGTAACACCAGACGGAAACGACGCTACACCCTGTCTAGACATCGCGCTTCACCTCCAAAGAACGCGCTGTAACGATTGAAATCTGGGTACTATACCCAGTCAATTCACCTTTCTGCTCGTCCCACTCGCCCACGGCGAATAGAGTATAATCCTCCGGATACTTACAGAAATCATGGTCCGGCGAAGAAACCGCCGACCCAAACGCCCGCACAGCGGCCGCATCAGTAGGAAAAAAAATAGGCGGAAGATAAGCCTCCGCCTTAGAATCATACACACTATAAACCTTAACCACGCTCATTAGAAACTTACCTCCATTTAAGATAAACCATGAAACAGAACTAAGAGCGAACACAGAGCAACACAAACCCAGAACACAGACGCGGCCCCCCCTTACCGCTCGCTTCGCTCGCTGGGGGGCCGCGAAGAAATATATTCCACGCTCGCCTACGGCGAGACAAATCATAAGACCGGCTTCCGCCTAGCGGAAACAACATTCAATCCAGCTCCCGCTGGAACACACGGAGCGAAGAGGTCAATACCTCTTCTCGCTCCTTCAAACGCTCTACTGACGAGTCCTCTTTCCGACACTTCAAAGGTCGCTTAGCTTTGAGGGCAAGGAAAGCGTCCAGATCAGAGCTCATCTGGGGCTCCGCCCCAGCCCCCAAAATCCGCGCTTCCTCCAGAGAGTCATAATAGCGCGGCACAGCGAACTTCCTACCGTCGTGAACAATCTCATCCGACGGAAACACGTCACTACGGAACTTCTTAAACCAACCGGCGCCGATACCCGGACGCCGAGACATCGTCGTGTACTCACGACGAACGTAATACTCCTCGCCTGTCTCCAGATTGATCCGACGATACCGCTCGGTGTTCACTTCGTGACCAATCTTCTTTAGACAGTAGCGAGCCACATACGCAGCACTTTCGTAATCAACATTACCAATGCTGCAAAAACCATGGCCCCATAAATCCTCCAAAACAGCCGACGTGTAAAGATAATTCGACCCCGACATCTTCCAGAGTCGTCGGTCGCCTGAAAAATCTTGCCCGAATATGACGGCGTGATAATGGGGCCGATAATTCTTAGAGCCATACTCACCTACATGCAAAAAACGGAAGGGCCCAAGCTCCTTCCGTAAACGTTTAGCGAACAATTGCCAGTGACGTACATCCAAAGACCCGTCCTCTGGCAAACCATACCGAACGAGAACACCTTTTGCACCACGTCGCCACGAAATCTCGTTCCGGTACGTCAAGGTCACAAAGCAACTC